AAGTACCCGGTGTTGCGCCGTCCGTTGGAGAACGCGAACCAGTACCGGTCGAGGATGTTCTCCGTGAAGAAGCCCGCAGCCACGGACCAGATCGAATCCGGGATACCGCTGGCTTCGTCGAAGATTACCATCATGCCGTCCATGTTGTGAACACCGGCGTAGGCGTCAGGGTTCTCCTCGCTCCACAGCTTACCTTCAGCGCCCCAGTACCGGGTGCCTTTCTTGAGGTCACGCTCGACCAACTCGGTCAGCCACGCAGCGGGGTTCAGGCTGGTAGCCGTCGGCTCCCACCAGTGGGCGTTGATCGCCATCGTGACCCATTTGGTCAACTCGCCCCATGTCACTTTGCGCAACTGGTTCTCGCTGTTGGCCGACACGATCACGCTTGACCCGATCCGGGTTGTGAGCATCCACAGGATCAGCCACGACACGAGGGCAGACTTACCCACACCACGACCAGACGACACGGCGCGGCGCAGGGCGTCAATCAGGTCACCCTCGGTCAGCTTGCCCCGGTTGTCGCGGATGAACTGTGCGATGCGGCGCAGGGTTCTGCGCTGCCACGCCCGGGGTGCCTTGAAGTGCTCGAGTGGGGTGTTCTTCTGCCCCCAAGGGAACGCGAACAGGACAAACGCCTCTGGGTCGTCCTTGATGTTGGGACTCCACAACTGCGACATCAGCAGTTGCTCCTCCTCGGGCGAGTACCTCATTTTTTGCACGGCTGCTCCAATCGACGGGCAAACTCTGCCATCAGTTCTTGAGAGATACCTTGAATCGCGTAGGCTTCCTGCTCACGCCCGGGGTTGGTTTCACCGTAGAAGTCGCACCACTCTTGCCATGCGTGAACGGCTTCGTGGATCAACAGTCCAGCCACTTCAATCGGGTTACGACCTTCCCATCCGTTCAGGCACACCACGACAGCGGTGCCGCCCTTGGTCCAAATGTGATGGGCTGTCGCATCGGCCTGCGGGGTTTTGATCCACGAGTGGATTTGATCCTGCTTCAAGTCCTTCATCGCAGCACGATACTCGGCCTCCGACAAACACAAGCAGAGGTACGGACCCGGGGCTGCGATGCGCCGATCCAGCCAGTTAATCTTCATCACGGTTCTCCAATCTCGGGGTCACATCGACCACCTCACCCTCAATCACCCGAGCTTGGGCCTGCGCCAGCGCCTCAGTGATCGAGATCGTCCCGCCCAACTCGATCTGCTTGGTTTCCCCGTAGCGTTTCTTGTTGTGGGCACCCATGAGCCACTTGCGCGTGTCGATGCGCAGCTTGTCCCGGTTGACCGTATCGTTCGATGACGGATCAACCGCTTCGACGCCATCGGCAATCTCAAGAATCTCCCCGGCCATGAACTCAGTGCGCATCTCCTGCGCTTCCTTGAACCGCTCGTGGCGCTGGGGGTCGCGCTTGATCCAGCGCAGGAAGTCCTCATAGGACACGACCCGATGGTCGTCCTCGATCAACGATTGCAGGGAACGGCCACGATAGATGTCTTCGACCACCCGCTCGAAGATTTGCTCGTATTCGAGATGCAGCAGTTCACGCGCCGACTTTGAGGGGCGCGGGGGTTTTGGGTCTGGGCACGACAGCCAGCTTGGGAGTGGGGTTTCACCGGTGACAACCGTGCCTAGGGAAACAGGGTTCGCGTGTTCCATAGTGGCAGTGAGTGTAATTGATGTGAGTCCGTGGTGCAACGGGAATGATGGAACCCAGTGGGTTTTTAATTTTGAAAAAATTTTCACGGGGTTTGTGGGGCCTACGTAGCCGGACCATCGACCCCGCTGGCCCTACCCCCTCCCCTTGCACCAGCGACCCCCGGGCACCACGGCAACCGGCACCCAGTGGGCAAGCCCCAGCAACCCAGCACCAGCAAGCCCCAGCGATTCGCGGCACCACGGCACCCAGTGGGTCAAGGTGCCCGGGACCATTTGTGCGGGGAAGGTGGGCCGAGAATCACTGCACCCAGTGGGTCAGGGATCAATCGAGAAAGCCCGGGGAATTCCCGACAATCCGGGGAAAAGGGGCACCCAGTGGGTCAGGAAAAGGAGTTTCGGGGGTGCTGGGGACAAAAACCCCTTTTCGCGCGCGCCCGAGGCCTTGTTTTTTATACTTTTCGAAAAGCACTTATTTTCTGGTTTTCTCAAAACCTACCCCCTGAAACAAAAGGGCCATTTGTCACCGGGGCACAACTGAACCGCCAAGGGGCACCCAGTGGGTCAGGGAAACTACTGATGCATTTTTTTCGCTGCACCCCTTGACAAGTCAAACCCAGTGGGTTACATTAACTCCACCGTAACCCGTAACCGTGAAGGACTGACACCATGAACCGCCATAGCTTGACCTATCTCGAACTGAACCCCGAACCCGCAGAACGCGAACCCGGCCCGCTGGCGATTGTTGCCGGTGCAGCCTTCGCACTGCTGGCCCTTTGGGTTTGCACCGTGTTTCTCTTTTCTCTGTAACCCGTAACTGTAAGGACTTGACACCATGACCATCGAAACCCAAAACCACGCCGAAGAACAAGCCGCCGCGCAGTATTCCAGCATCGTGCAGATGCTGGCCGCAGTCGAATGCGACTATGACCGCCTGACCGAACTCAAGGACGAACGCGAAGAACTGACCGAAGCGGTCAAGGACGCCGAAGACGACGAAGACGACGAAGAACGCGAAGCCGCAGAACTGGCGCTGCACCGCTGGGAAGTGGACAACGCCGACGAATTGGCCGCACTCGAAGACGCTGCGGGCGATTGTGAAGACGAAGACGACGCCCGCCAGCGAATCAGTGAAGACCCTTTGAGCGTCGAAGTTCGCAGCGACTGGACAAGCCCCGGCGAAACACTCGAAGCCGCTGAATTCTGCATTCTGCTATGCACCGGGGGGCCAGCGGTCCGCATCGTGGGCGAACTGAACCGGGGCGAACCGTGCCGGGCGTGGCTTGAGTATCAGGACTGGGGCACCCCGTGGACCCAGTATTTCGGCGCATCGTCGGCCACCCTTTGCCAATATGCCGCCCATTTTCTCTTTGGGGAGTAAAGCCATGAGAACCGCACCTATTGAAGGCTCGGACCTTCGCACCATTGAACCCGTCAACGGTGTTTTCCGTGTTGCTGGGTTGATCCGCAGCCCGCACCAGTTGATCAGCATCAAATGGGAAGTGGACAACGCCAGCGGCTCGACCGAGTGCGAAGCGTGGCGCGGTCAATATGAGATTGATTGTTTAACCCGTGCCGGTTATTCCGTGCTCGCCATTGAACCCCATTTTTAAGGACTGAACCATGATTGACCTGTTAAACCTCGAACCCGCCGAAGCCGAGCGCATTGCATACGCCGAGGGCTTCACGATGGCCGCTGAACTGTTCAAGCGAATCGACGAACTGACCGCCGAGCGTGATTCACTGGCCGAAGAACTGGAGAAAGTGAAAGACGAAGCCGCCGACGATTCGCTGGCCCACTGGGAGAACGAAAACGGGGACGCTGAACAGTACAAAGAATTTTTCTTTGACTGTTTCCAGCGACTCGCGGGCCACTACCCTGCACCGTCTGTTTCTTCGGACTATGACAAGTCCGTGATTTTTGACGCTATCGAGAAGGGGGCCGCAGAATGAACCACGCCCCCGCCGAATACATCAACACCGGGTACAAGTACGAACGCGCCACGGGTGCAGACACCGCGAAGCAACACGCCCAGCGGCTGCGGGCCATGCTTACCAGTGAGAAACCCGAACACGTACCCGAAGCCCGGCGATTGATTGAACAGGGCCGACAAGAAGCCCGGGGGCGCTGATGTTCACCGCCTTATTTATCGCCATTGTCGGGGCGCTGCTGCTCCCCGCTATCGAGAAGTTTCTCGACTTGTAACCCCTGACCCCTTTAACCCCGAACCCGCCCCCGTGGCGGGTTTTTCTGACCCCGGAAAACCCAAACCATGAACGACACCGCAAAACCCGCCCCAGTGGCCCCCAGTGCAGCCCGCAAACCCCGAACCCAGCGAACCGAGCCCGCCCCGGGCACCTTCGCGGCCCGGGTCCGTGAAACCGTGGCCCGCCTGAACCTTGACGAACCCCGGGCCGCTGCTTACTTCGGCGTCCCCGTCTTCACCCTTCGCAAGTGGACCACGGGCGAACGCGAACCCGGGGCCGCAGTGGTCCGGCTGCTTGACGTGTTGGGCACCCTTGAGGCACTGGCCCCCGCGCTGCACGATTCTTTTTTGCCGCCCGTGTCGCAGGCCAGCCCGCGCACCCGGGGACGGGTGAAGAAGTTGACCTCGGAAACTCGTCATGTCGAAAAATCCGGTTTGCCCGGGTCAACCGGTTCGACTCATGAATCGGTCATGTCGGAAAATCCGGTTTGAAGGAGTCAATCGCCATGAGAACAGCACCCGACCACTACGAGCGCCTGTACGGCGACCTTGGCCTGCACCCGCAGGATGCGGCCAAATGGGTCTTTGCCTCCGGCTGGAACTGCGCCATCGAGGAGATGATCCAGCGAGTCAATGCCATGCCCTTCGGCCAAGACACCAAAGCATCGTTTGCCGTGTACCTCGGGCAGATGATGCACATTGACCCCAACGAGATCGTGAAGGAGAAAATGCAATGATGACCTTTGAAACCTATTTGACCCTCAAAATTATCGCTGCTGTGTTCGGCGTACTGGTTTTGTTCCCACTGTGTCTGTGGTGGCTAAACCGCCGCGAGAATGAGCACAAAGACAAGCGCGCACAAAGGAGCATTAAATGACACCGACACTTTTAGACCTAGCGTTGAAGGCTGGATTTTCTGATCCCATCGAAGGTTGGATGGGAGAGGCATACGAGAAACGTCTTGAACGTTTCGCAGCCCTTGTCGCCGCAGCAGAGCGCGAGGCGTGTGCTTACAGGGCTGGTATTGCGTTGCTTGGCGCTGACCGTGGGATTACCAATCGTGTTGACCAAGCCATTCGAGCAAGGAACGACCAATGAACATCATCGTGTACAGCAAGAGCAACTGCCCCAACTGCACCACCGCCAAGGCGCTACTCGATGGCAAGGGGTTGGACTTCATCGAGCGCAGCATCGAGGATCAGGAGTGGCGCGACGTGTTCACCCGGCAGTACCCCGACATCCGGCAGATGCCTCAGATATTCATCGACGGTCAGCGGGTCGGTGGACTCGCTGGGTTGCGGCAAGCACTGACCCAGATCGGTAAATGAAAAGGGCCTCCAGTTTTCGGAGGCCCTTTTCACTCGTCCATGTCTGGGGTGTACCCCTTGACCAATTTGCGCTCGTAGCCCTTCTCGTAGGCATGGCGGTAGATGTAATCGGCGTGGCGCTGCTTGGCCTTGATGACCTTCTCGCGGTACGCCTTGAACATGGCAGGCAGGGATGGGTTGATGGCCCACAAAACCCGCTTCTTGTGCAGTTCGTTCTCCACCTGCACCACCCAGCCCGCCTGCTCCAGCACCAGCATGGCGTCCATGACCGCCTGATCCTTCTGCCAGTCGGTCTTACCCTCCAGCGGCCTGCGGGCTGACTTCTTCAAGGTGCGCAGGTCGATGGTCTGCACGTCCCCGCTGATCTGGATGATGTGGTCAATCACCCACTGGTCGAAGTCGTTCGTGATGGCCCCACCCACCTCACCCAGTGCGTAGCGGTACGCCGGGATCACGTAGCCCCGGATCAGGCTCACGACCCTGTGGACAACCTCGGCCTGCACCTGTGGCATGAACGGCGACTCGATGATGTGGAACAGCAAAATCAAGCGACCTGCCAAACCCTCCAGCTTGCCGAAGGCCGTCATGTACTCAGTGCCCGAGTCCAGCACCCGCTCGTCCTGCTTGGCCTCCTCGTACCACGCTTGGAACTCACGGAAGGCTGTGAATGCTTCTGTGGATAAGTGGTAGGTCTGGGGTGGCAGCGCGTAGGTCAGGCGCAGGGTGTTCTCCCACG